GCCGCCCCCTCCTGGCCCCTTCAGCATGGCACCGGGTGTGCCAGTTGGCGAAGTGAGGCCTGGAACGGGCGCACGATTACTACCGCCTGACGCCCCTACGGTCCCTGCCGGCACGGAAACGACTGTACCGATTCGTGCTGGGGTTGGTGCGCAAGCGGCCGCTGGTCCGTTGGATGGTATTAGCACTGTTACGTTAGATTATTTCCGCGATCTCTTGCAGAAAGAATTCACGCCGTATTCTTTAGAACAACGCTCTGAGAAATTGGGACCGCATGGGTTCTTCGGTGAATTGTCGCCAAGCACTGAACTGGGAATGCGAGGTGCCTCGTCTTATCCAGATGCGGCTAGAAGTGAAACAATCAATTCTGTCGAAACCCGTAAAGCTGAGACACCAGAACGTGTCAAAGCGATGTGGGATGAAGCGTTTGGTCCTGCCGAAAATCTAGCGGAGAACCGTCAGCTATTAACCATCCAACAAAACCAAGTTGCTGGTCCGATCTATCGCGCATTTGAACAGCTACCAGTCCCGCCAACCCCAGCCATGCTGGACACGTCGGAGGCCGGTTTGATGACACGGTTGCGTGCAGCACACACATTCGGTGAGGCACGAGATCTAGCTGGGATAGAAGGCATTCCGTGGGATGAAGCATTTGATACCGGCTTGGAACGTGCGCAGCGATTCCCAACTGCGCGCAGTTGGGATTTGATTAAGCAAGCGTTGGATAGTCAGATTGAAGAATCGTTCAATAAGTTTGGTGAAGCTACTCGTCGCACTCGCTCATTGACGCAACTGAAGAATGATCTAGTTGCTGACATTGATAATCATCCGAATACAGACATCGGCACGATGTGGCGCATGGGCCGCGACGCATACGCTGGCCCCGCGCAGATCAAAGCCGCGGAGGCGTTAGGCGCGCGGTTGTTAAACGAAAGCGTTAAAGCTAACGAGCTACCGTTCTTCACGTCATCTTATTCGCCAGCACAAATGCGAGGTGTGTTGCGTGGTTTGCGTGCTGATCTTGAAGACAGATATGGCAGGGCTGGGCCGCAGGATCGAGCCGTCATTAATCAAATGCGCGGGGCTAATAATCAGAAAAAGATAAGATGGTTTTTGAATGACGATGCGCGTGCGGATCAGTTATTCAACAAGATGGATCAGGAACACGGGTTGCTTGGGGCGCCGACTAAGCTTTATGGCGGCTCGCCAACTTCCGCTGGCCAAGTTGCTAGAGACATATTCGGTCCTCAATCTAGTATGTTGGACCCCAAGAAACTTTTGAAGTATGGCGTTGCACTTGGTCATTTTGCTACAGATCCGGTTTCGGCTGGAGTTAAGTTGGCCGGCGAACACCTGTTAGGTGCAGTAGAAAAGCACGGTATCGCCGCGAAAGAAGCTGCCGCTGAAAGATTGCGCGGAGAGGCGACTAAAATATTCAATCTGCAAGGTCCGGAACGCGATGCAGTCGCGCGATACTTTCTTGAATCGCAGCCTGGAACGCGATGGCGTGGTGGTGCGGTAACCACGCGCGCGGCCGGCGGGCGAGCTTTCGATCCGCGCTCGATCGGCGGCCGGCGGAATCCTCGTGACGGCCAATTCTATCTTCCAGGCAAGAAATCGGGATCGTGGTTCCGGATACAGCACAGGCAAGATGCTGGTCGAGTTGTTCCGCTGGTCGGCACCTCAAGCGAAGAACAAGTCGGTTCACCGGGAATACCGATGGGGCCGCAGCCTGGACCGCATATCGGTCATGTGTTGCAGATGGCGCCGTTAAGCCCTGACAACCCCACTGAGGTGAGTGTCCCGCCATTAGCCGGGGCGATGATGCGACCAATGAGCTATGGCTTGCTGCCGACCTTGTCAGCCAAGACGCCATGGCAACAAGCCAAGCCGGTAGTCGATGCCAATGCCAACAAAGGACTGCAATATCCGATCGATGAATCTAGCGATCGATTGAGAATGAATCTGAAGCGTGATGATAAGGCGCAAACGACTGGCAATCCATTACCGGGCGGACCGAAGAACGATCGCACTGTGATACGCGCGCCGCAACTGACGCAGGAACAGATCGAGGCGGGCGAGAAACAACTGCCAGACTTCGTCACTGGCAAAATCACACCGCAAGACTGGGTCGATCGCCAGGAAGCATTGATGACGCCTGCCGAGATACAGGCTTTCTCGCAGTGGTACAAAGCGCTGCAAGGCCGGTTCCGGCAGAACACACCGAATGATCCAGCGCAAGCTGACAAGTACATGCGGGCGTGGCTGGTAGCGCAACAGAACATCGGTCCGGCGCCAGCTATGTCGAACGTCTTGTTGCAATCCGAACAGCTACTGCGTGGTGTTCCACCGGGTGAGATGGTTGCCGGCGGCATGCCAAACCCGACCGAGGCAGCGCGCGCAGTGTTGCAAGGTCAGCCGGTTCAGCGTGGCGCCGCGGAAAAGATTTCGGACTTTGTCGATAGCGCAGAAGGCAAGTCGGTTCGATCGTGGATGGCTAACCATCCGGATGGCGGCCGACCGTTCGTGGTCGATGTTCACACTGGGCGTGACACTGGGCTGGTCGATCAGACACTGATCAATCTGCTTCGCGCCAAAGGCTATAACAATGATGACCTCAACAAGCTTGAGATTGATTGGGGTGGCGGCGGTATCAAAGGCGCGCAGTACGAAAACCGTTCCAAGTTTGGCAACGATCTCACTGACTATTTGAACAGCATCAAATGGCAGGGGCGATCGAACTGGACACCGGCTGAGATACAAGCGGTCGGTTGGATGGGGATGACCCGACTGACGCACGAGCGCGCCGAAGATGTCGAGACTGCGATCGGCCGCAACACCCGCAACGTGGCAATGGAATTAGCGCCCGGTAAAGGCTCGCCATGGGATAAGAAATACGGCAAGGATTTTGCCGCGTTGCCGGAAGCCGATCGGCAGGCCATCACCTCCGACATTACCCGGCAGGCCGTCACCCATGCAGCACAGATCACCGGCATTGATCCTGGGCGAATCGTCAGCGGGCTGGGTGCGTGGTTAAAGCAGCAGATGCCATCCACAGTGGCGCAGACCTTCGCTACGAGGGGCGGCGCCGACAATGCCGCGGCTGCACTCGGTCATCTCCTGCATCAGACAGAGGTGTGGTCTGCCGGCGTTAAGGCGCCCACTGAGGCGCCTGGAGGCTTTGCTATTGATTTCATAGCCAATGGTCCGCACACCTTTAATAACCCAGCGGAATTGCAGTCTTTCTGGTCGAAGGTAATGGAAGCGGACCCGCTAAAGGGTAGCAAGAAAGCTCTATTCCAGGGCTTTCAGCCGATCCAGGCGCCGAACGGCAATCCAGGCATTCGGGTGCTGGTCGATCGCGGTGGCGTTAAGACTTTGCAGACAATAGAAAATGCCTTGGCGAAAGGTGGCCCGATTGATAGTATGATTAGCCAAATGCCTAGCCGACCCGGCCAAGGCATTGACACGCATTTGAGTGAAGCCGAGATCAGCAAGCATATTAACGATTGGACAAAGGACAGCAACGGTGAAGCACACATACAAAGGCTTGCGGAAGGCATCGGACGTGATCCCACAGCCGATCTCCGTACTGCTGGGCGGCAACTTGAGGCCAGCCTCAAAGCCTCAATCGAAGCCGCCCAAGCCAGACAACAAGCCGGTCAAGAAAGACAAATAGGCGGGCGCGTCTATTCGCTGGTGCCGGTGAACGGCAATCCATTCGCCACGGGGGGCGCGGTGGATAAGGGTAAGAAAGCTAAGACCGATCCAACAATCCGTTATCAGTATCGACCGCACGGCAACCAGTGGTGCGCGAGGTGCGTTATGTTCCGCGCGCCGGATAGCTGCACGGATGTGGCTGGCAAGATTGCGCGTCAGGGCTGGTGCAAAATTTTCTACCCTAAGAACCCTAAAGGGACGAATGTACTAAAGCGGCAAGGTGGTGGTGGCGTAGAGGATGAGCCGCCAAGTGGTGATCCAATCGGACCGCCGATTACACAGCACCCGGTCCTACAGATTGGAGTTGCACCGGGGTTAAGTGGGCGGCAACCAGGAGTGGGACCAATGTCAAGTGTTAAGACGGCTGATGTTGTGTGGAACGGCAATCCATATCGCGTCACTTATGATTCGGCTAAAAAGGATATGCCGTTGTGGCAGTCAACTAAAGCAACCAGAATCCGCAAAGACGGATCGCTTGGCAGAACATTGACTGGCATTCCAGAAACATTTGGTGCGCTTAAAGAAGCTCAAAAGATTTGGGGAGAAGATCAGTGACCACTAATCAAGGCGACCTCTCCCGCTGCATCGTGCATGAACCGGCCGAAGATTGGCCGACTATGATCGAGGTGGTTGCGTATTGGTCTAAGGGACACGGCCGTCGCGGTCGGCGCCGCTCGATCCAGATCGATGCGGACCAGTTCTTTGGTCGCGGCCGTTATGGCGCACCAATGCCGGCAGAGGTGTTGTTTGGGATGGTCGAAAGGTTAAGGCGACAAGGGCCGGATGTTGGGTTACCGTCCCAGATGCGTGGGGATAGCGTGAAGCAAAGGAAGCAAAGCGTAGATCACGATCAGGACTAGGATCACGATCAGGACGACATTGATGACGGTCCGGATCGGCTCGGGGAGTGGGACGACGGAGAGAATAGCTGTCACGGCCCAGTAGATGAGGCCGACCACGACCAATGCGATCAGGAGTCCGATCAACATGTCGATCATGTCGCTTAAACGCGCGCTAGCTTTGTTAGTTCCATTGCTGTGCGTCACCCCTACCCAAGCCGCCACTGATGTGATCTTGATGTACGGCTGGGGTCCGAACGGCTGGTCATCCGGTATCGATACGATCGCGCGGCGCGCTCGCACGCTAAGTGGCGTGAACCGCGTCAGCACCATGGACTATCGTTTCACGCAGCGTGCTTACGATCAGATAGTTGCAGCGCATCATAATGATCCGCATCGGTCATTCGTGATCGGCGGCTATAGCTGCGGCGGAAACGGAGCCATTGCTGTGGCAGCGGCGTTGAGAAACAATTCGATCCGCACGCATGTCATCACACTGCAACCATCAGTGTGGTGTGGTCGCTATGCTTTAACGGACAACGTGGCCCTATATCAGTCAACATGGAGTCCGGGGACACTGGGGCTAGGCAGCTATCAGCCCGAAGGACCGCCGGCACACTACAGCGTTTTTGTTCAGCGGGATTATCCGCATGGCGCAGCCGATACTGATCCCATGTATCAGCGAGATGCGCTCTATGCTATTGCAGCGGTCGCTGATCCGGCGAGGCGCCCTGCTTGGGAACGTCATTTGATCCGCACTGCGCCGCATGTGGATCGACAAGACGCACAAGTGATATGGCGGCGTGAGTAATGCCAATAGGAGGACGTAATGGCAGCAGTACCGATTACAATTCAGGGCGTCATCTACCCTAATGCTAAAGGAAGGGCGGCAGGAGATCAGCCGTTCAAGGCTACGATTGTTGGCTATGCTTGGAACCCCTCACTGTCTATTGGTGGTGGGCCTATTGAAGGCCAGCCGCCGGCTGGCGGTCCTCCCGGCGAACCGACACATCCGATTGTGCCGCCCGGTGGCTATCCCCATCCGGAACATCCGATAGCCAATCCGCCGCCGGTTGATCCGCCAGTACCGCCAGAGATACCGCCCGGTGATGGCGACCCAGCTACTGGATTTATCAAGGCCCCACCGGCAAGCGGTGGATGGGGTTTCCACGAGGATTTGGGCTGGGTCTACTACCCCGGTTCTGGTGGTGGCCCAAAAAGATAATTGATGCGCAGTAAGATCGCCGGGTGGTTACTCTGCTTGGCGATCTTCCACTCGCCCGAAGGTAGAGAATTGCGGATTGAAACGCAGCACCTTGCAGCCGTTCGACCGGCTGATGCGGTGCAGCAGAATGTAGCTCCAGGCACCAAGTCTATTCTTTATGTCGGCAGTCAGAAGTTTGGAGTGATCGAAAGTCTTGCCGAGATCGATACTATTATTAAAGACTGCATTACAAACGGAGAACCGCAATGACCGCATTTGTAATCAGTTCCGGACACGCGAAGCATGTAGCTGGTGCCATAGGAATTATCTCAGAGGTAGAGAATGCTAGGCTTGTCACCGAGAAGGTTGCCAGTGAACTGCGCGAGATGGGAAACACGGTCTATACCTACCACGACAATACTTCTGATACTCAGAGCGAAAATTTAGATGCGATCGTGGCGGCACACGAGTCATATCAGCGCGATTACGATATCTCTGTTCATTTCAACAGTTACGATGATCCTGACGCGCATGGCACTGAGGTGCTGTATCTGACACAGCAAGAGCTAGCTGAAGACCTCTCCGCGGCGATCGCTGCGGCCAGTGGATTGTATGACAGGGGTGGGAAGTACCGTGATAATTTGGCCTTCCTGAACAACACGTCCCGCCCAGCCGTGCTACTTGAAATCGCATTTGTCACGAATCAAAATGACGTTTCCATATATCAGGACATGTTCGAAGCTATTTGCTTCTCGATAGCTGAAACACTCGATGATTACGGAAAATTGGAGATAGCATGACAGTAACATTCGCCGGTCCGTGTTCGTGGTTTGGGGGAAGTTCTGACACTGGCGTCAGCGAGACAGAAGGCTTGGCCTTTATCTTTTCCTACGACCAAGCACCGTGGTTGTTCTATCCTGAAGCCGATCGCGATCCTAGCACTGGGCTGGCTCGCAATCTCGCATCTGAGACAGTCAGCTATGTGGCCTGTCGGTGGGACTACGAAGTGACACCGAAGGAGGTATTAGCACAGCCAATCCCGGCGCTCGTGCGGGCGCCGAAGACCGGACGTGAACGGCTCGCCCTCCCCGCAGATTGGGGTCCACATGAGGAGAAGACAGGTGGCCGCGCAGCAGACCTGTCCAAGTACCTACTTTCGCAACTTGGAATAACGACTGACGATGACGTAGAAGTTTTTTATCCGGCACCGCACGCGCCGATCAAGGATAAGGTTAAACAGCGTATCAAAAAGCGGCGCGAGGTGATAAAACCAAAACGCAAAGCTCGGCGCCAAGCCAGGAAGAAAAAATAAAAGGGCGGCCCTCGCGGACCGCCCTCCCAAAATTTTTAGTTCTTCACTCTGATGTCGTAGTACGTTTGTACTCCTTCATCACACCCTTCTGAGAAAGTCTGGGATCTCGTCGCTGAATTCTTGTTCTCGGATCTTGTGCCAGTCCTCGCCTGTGATCTTGAGAGGTTTATCTATCGAAGGCGATCGTGGCGGCTTCAGCAATCGCTTGCGTTCTTGTCTCAGTGCGGTGATACGGTTTACTAAGCGAGATAGTCTTTTGAGATCGCGTTCTAGGCTGTCTTCGATCTCACTTAGTCGCGCACTGTGTTTTGTTGCCAGTGTAATTCTGGTCATGGTTTCACCTATTCAATTGTCAAACATCCGGCGTTGCCGCCGATCACCCGCTCATCGGATGATGCAATGACTATAGCAGGATATCCGTACTACTGCTGGCTGTATCTCGGAATGATGTTAGATAGCCACATTTGTCCGCACCATTACTTCGCAAGTGCGCTGTTGATAGTTGTGTCAGTTACGGTTTTAGGGATACTTCTCGCTTACAACCTAGGAAAACATCAATGACTTAGCGGCAATTCCCTCGCGCATTCCTAACAAACAAAGATGAAAATTATTTTTGATCGCGTCAGGTTGTACCGCCGACAAACAGCCCTGCGATCCATAAAAACCCAACAATGATGATGATCCACATCACGATCTCAAGCGGATCGAAATCCTCCGGTGGCGGGCCATAAATAAATCTCTTACGAGCTAACATTGCGTTTCTTCTTCATCTCGCCGATCCACTCCATTAGCCCATCATAAAGTATGAGCTTGCATCGGGTAGCGTCTTCTTCTGACATATCATCGATTTCGGCCAATTGTTCGTCTAGCTCGTAATCGATAAGCCGATTGATCCTTGGCAGAACCCTGTCGACAAAGACAAGCTTGCGGATGGTGTTGAGTGTTTTCATTTGTAATGTCGTTGTTCGAATTCGATCATGTCCAACGTCGACTTGAGTTGACGCAAAGAGTAGCGAGCCTCATCCAATTTGACTCCGAAGCGCGCTTTATCGCCTAGGATCATATGCAGTCGCATGGCGTTGATCGATGCGCTAACTTCTGCCAAATGCTGTCCAGCGTCAAACATTTTTGCGCCTAACATCGCTCTGATCATCGGCTCTTCGTTCGAAAGTTTCTCTTCGGCCATTTGCGTTTCAACCTGTTGTTCTTAGCTTCGATGCGCTTGTTCTTGCGGCGCAAAGCCAGATCGCTGTACTGGCCGTGCTGGCCGCGCACCCGCGTTTCGATGTCGTGATCGTCAGCGAGGACGTAGGCTAGATATTCGGGATCATTAGCAGGCGGATTGTAATCGCCATTGGCATCACGCGGGCGATTCACCAACGCTGGACGATGGTGGAGTTCGATCGGCATATCACAGCCGAAAAATTCCTCTAGCTTCCAGCGGATGCGCTTATTGGTGCTACGGTGGCTTTGGGCGGCGAAGGATGGCGTAACCTTGGCTTCGCGCATCTGCCGGTCAATGACGGCCTCGCGCACATCTTGGGGAATGTACGGCCTAGGCAGCTTTCCCGGCATTTCTCTTCAACTCCCGTGGGTGAACGCCGATCATGTCGGCGAGTAGCTCCAGCACAGCTTCCTTCGATTTTTCGAATTCTTCGTAATCCATTTCGGGATCGTATTTGTAGCGTTGCGAAGTCGGGGTCCAGATCATGGCTACGTTGCCTTCGACTTGGCAGTAACTGGTAGTCGAGCTTTCGATCACATAGTCTTCAAATACTTTGGCGTCGTGGCGCGTTTGGAAGATGCGCGTTTTCTCAGCGCAGTACCCGCATTTAGCCAAGCACCAATAACGCAGCCGACTGACAGTCGGGAATCGCGATGCGAGGTGTTCAGGGAGATTGTCAAAAGCTTCCTTGACCAGTGCCATAAATTCATTGTGCGACTTGACGCTGCGCTCGCGCATTGCGCGCATCTGGTAAAGCTCGCCCTTATCGAATTGACGCATACATAGCGGCAACGATTCGGGTGTAGGCACCATAGCCTCGCCAGTCCAAGTAAAGACGGCTGGCCGTAGGTCTTTCATGCTGCCTGCGCTCGCCGCTCATCAAGGCGCTCGATTGCCTTGTCTACTTCCTTCAGAAATACCGTGACTTCGCGTTCCAGAAAGCCAATCACTTCGTTGTCGCGGTTAATGCGATGGATTACCAATTGATCGGATTCCGGCCAGCGCGGATCGAATGAAACCCAATGGCACCATTTGCGTCCAGTGCAGGCTAATTGCCATTGAACCTGATAACGATAGGCGAGATCTATTTTATCGGTGTCGGTGATCAAGTTGGTGTAATGCGTGTGCATTTCCGGACACTTGATTTCCAATAGCCCATCTGCATCAACTAGCCCGTCAGGCGAGGCGCCGGCCATCTTGATGGTAGGATGGATCACGAACCCGGCGAATTCGACCGTTTTTCCCATGGCAAGATTATAAGCCGATCGCGCCATAGGTTCGGTTTCCTTCCCCCATTTCATCGCGGCGTTTTCATAGCTGGGAACCATCATGCCGGTGCGACGCTCGACAATAAGTTGCGCACGATATCGATCGCGGCTGGTAGCGTAGCCGCCGCGGACGGTAGCTGTGATTTTGTGAATAGCTGATGCAGTGGCACGACCGATTCGTTCCGGCGACAGCTCGCCCCAATCCTCGCTCATTTCTTGTTCTTTCTTTTGGATACGCTCGACAGGGATCGTTTGGCTAATTCCTCCGGAATGTCCTCAAGCTTTTCTATCTTCCTATTGGCGAGAATGCTGATGTTCTCCAGCACCCACGCTTCGGTCTTTTCGTCTTTGGCGTCGATGATGATTTTGAGTTGTTCAAGATCTTCTGGCGTTATTTTCTTAGCTTCGCCATTGACCTTGCCAACCGACTGGGCGTCATCATCCTTCGCCGCGGCAATGCCTAAGATCGCTTTCTTGGTGTACTTCTGCTGATAGGTCAGCGCTGATCCCTGCGACTGGTTGTAATTCTTTGACCCGGTCTTATCGAGCGGGCTGCGCAGCGTCGTGCGTTGCATATGGCCAAGCCCATGCATCAGGACGCATGTCGTGATGATGTCGGTTTCAGTCTGGTCGATCTCATAATTGGTGGCCAGATTGTGCCGGCTTAAAGCCATGTCGACGGCTTCGTTAATCGCATCCATGGTTTCATATTCGTAGCGGGTGCGGCCTTTCTCGGTGGCGAAGTCCGCTTTCTCGCCTTTCAGGATCGGCATGAATTCCCGCTTGGCAGCGATCAGGTCTTGGATGAAGGCAACGCGCGCCTCTTCCTTACGCCACCTTTCTTCGCGCTCGTCTTGGGTTTGCTGCCAGCGTTCGGCCAGGACAGACAAACGCTCAATCACCTCGACTGATGCGCCGGCCGTAATCGCTCGAGCCATCAATTCTAGGGGGGACATCGGCGCCGACTGGGTCTGGATCACTGTCGGGTCCGATATCGGAGCCATACCACCCGGCGGCGGTAGCTTTACTTCTGGATTAGTCTTGGTCATGGGATCACCTTTCTGGGGCGGCCGACCGGCCGCTTTTGCTTGTATCCACCTTCGCTCAAGCCTACGGCCTTAGCGACTGCATTAATGGCCTCGTTTACTCTGCCATGATTCGATATGTTCAAAACCGTGGCGACTTGCATTTGGGTGAGGCCGACAACAAAATGGAAATAAGCCGCCTGGATACGCTCGATCGGCGTCAAATCTGATTTCATTGTCCCACCCGTTTTGTCCACGTCGTGAAGGGTACTTGGTCGACATCCAAAATAAGTGGCCAGTAAACGATCGATTCACCACTCAACCACGGCTGCCTGAAGATGAGGGGGTACGCTTCACCCATTTCCCCCCTCACCAATTCGGGAAAGAACAGTTCCGCCGCCGGACCATCAGGAGCGGCCCTCTCTAGGTCCGGCGGCGGCGCAGGCGACTTCCCACCCTGTGTCGCCCACGGAACGTCCGCGATGTTCGAAGGCAGCTTGTGCGGAACAATCGACGGACGTTTCTCATAGTCACTACTCGGACGGGGGCTGTTGTCCCAGCACCTCTCCCCGTCCTGGCTGGCGTGCCAGTACAGATGCAAACTCGGCCAGCGGGTCCGTGCTTCCCGGTGCGTCAGGCACTGGGTCGCTGCGCTTACTGCCATTACGCTTGTTGCGCTTAACACGCTGAAACTCAAAGCGGCCAAGCCTCGCCGCCAAGTCCTCAAGGTTGCCTTGGGTGCCGGCCAGGATTGCCTCGAGGTCGGCGCAGTCGTGTACTTTGTCATTATAGGCACCCTGGAGAACGTCATAGCGATTGGCCCCTGCCGATACCTCGAGCTTTAACGCTTCAATGTGGTTGTCCTTCACACAGACCGTCATCTCGAGTTCCTGTATTCGCCGTATCATGGCCTCGCGCTCGAGCTTGGCGCGGTCATAAAACGCTGCGGCAGCCATAGCTGCGTCCCGATCGGGGTCCGGCAATGGCGCCGGCAATCTGGCTTCGACTGGCAGTTCAGACATCTTCCACCTCTCTTGAGCGTGGCTCACCAGACTAGTACCGCGCCGAGGGCCACGATCCCGGCGGCGATTCCGTAGATCAGCAAGCAGGCGACCAAGTCGCGATCGTGGGGTTTCATTCATAATCCGGTAAATGCCTTGGGATTGGTATCCAGCCGCTAGTGTCGATCTTTAGGACTGAAATAGCGGTGTCGAGCGCATCAATCTCCCGCAGCATGCGGGCTTCGATGATCTCATCGCTTGGGTACATAGAGCGCCGGCCGCTGCGCCACTTAGCGTGCTTGCGTTCTTTTTCCATACGCAGGCCGATTAGGATTTCCATGGCGCTAAGATTGGTCACGGTGCCACCTCCGGTAATTGACGCCGCCGGCTTCCTCGATCCCCTTGCGCCAGCCCCTTTCGCCATTGGCATGCATCTCGGCGCGGCGCTTACCTTCCTCGACGGTCGGTACATAAAACGATCGCGACCAGCCTGCCGGGGCGGCGGGCTGGCCCAAAGTGCCGACCTTAGTCATTATGTGGACGAATAGGATTACGGTAGTCGATCCGTGTTCGGGGGTGCCGCGCCAATGGCTGTGGATCGAATAGGCATTGCCGTTCGGGGCCGTAGCCTCGTGGCGCTTATGCAGTTCAACCCAAATGAGCTTAGCCATTGTTTCCACCCAATCGTCCACATAGTATAAATGTACAGCCTAGGCAATAGTAGATTTAGCCTGTGGAAAATGATAAGGGGATCAGCATGATCGCTGATGTATGCCGCCGTAATCTTCGCAAGCTTGTGGAAACGTATGTCAAATACACCGGGCGCGGAGAGGCGATTCTTAGTATGGAAACCTACGGAAATGGCACGTTTATCAGGGAATTCGGCGCTCGGCGGCGATCGATCTCGGTTGATTCGTATGACAACATGCTGGCCCGATACGATGATTTATTCGCTCGATCGGGGGTGCCGTGGCCAGAATTGGAGACAATTCATTTCAATAGGGAACAATTGAGACAAAAAGGTAATATATCGAAGCGTAAACCGAGTCGGGAAAAGGCAGCCGGTAAAATCCGGTAATATCGGGTGAGCTATGGCATGCGCAAAAGAGATGAAAGCGTCATTCCTGTAAGCCAGCGCTGTTTAAGTTGGTTGGGGCGAGTATCCGCATTAACGCAAAAGACTGCCAACCCGCTGACGCCAGCGGAGGTTGCGGCATCGTTTTTAGAGGCGATAATGCGGGACGATGAACGCGCCCATAACGAACAGTCCTGCCAGACTTGTCATTGAGCTTCCTGGCGAGCCGCAAGGCAAGGGACGGCCACGGTTCGCGCGCGGCCGGGTCTACACCCCCAAGGAAACGCGCGAGTACCAGAAAGACTTGGGCTGGGTGGCGCGTGCCGTCATGGGCGGCCGCAAGCCGCTGACCGGCAATGTCAAGGTTCGGATCACTGCGGTGACTAGCCCGACGAATCGATTCGATAACGACAACTTCACTAAGATCGCGCTCGATGCCTTGCAAGGCATCATCTTTGTCAATGACCGGCAAGCCAAGGATGTCCACACGCGCGTTGTGGTGGACATCGCGCCGATGATGCGAATTGATGTCGAAGAATTGATCTAGTTATCCACTTGATGTCGAAGAATTGATCTAGTTATCCACAATTGGCCATCAAAAAACCAAACGAATCTGATACGCGCGTTCCTTTATCTTAATTTCTTACCACGAGGCTGGCTCCACCCCACCTAGCCGCGCTACCCTCTGGGAAGAAGAGTCGCCGAACAGGAGGGTGGTGATGAACCAAGCAAGACGTTACGGCACTGAGCCAGCCGAACCTTCGGGTTCGACCAGCGCGGAGACTGGAAAGTGGCTTGAGGGCCATAAAACGGCAGGACTTACATGGGGCTGAGGCTCAAGCGTAAGGAAGCGAGGCTTCGGGCTGTTGGTGATAACACCGATCCAGAGGTGCCGTTCTAGGCGAGATCATTCAGGATCTGTTGCGCCCGGTGTTTCCACAGGTGTTTGTCGGCAATGACTTTGCGGGCTTCCACCGAGGCCCGTTGCCGTTCATAGGGGTGCTTGAGCCACCACCCGGCTTCCTCGACAAAGTTGTCGGCGTTGTATTCCCCGTAATGAACCCCCGGTATGAATGTCTCGGTCATCTGGCCGGCAGCTCCGACATGGGGCGATCCATGGGCCATGACGAAGCCGCCGACTGCCATGGCCTCGAGGACGAGGCTGTGCATGGCGAAGCCGAAGATGTTGTCGTGGGCGTTGATCCGGCTGCGCTGATACAGATCGAGGAGGGCTTTGCGATCGTTGGTGAACGGTTTGGCGTATGCGGCAAATTCCGGCCATAGATCCCAATGCAGCCCCCAGAACTCGACGTTTTTGGATACTGACAGGATCAGTCTGGCCAAGGCAAAGCGGTTCTGAAGGCGCGCGGTTTCATGGATATTCATGGCTGAAACGGCATCGATGCTGGCCCGTGATCTCGGATCGAAATAGCCGTCCAATATGGTCTTGAACCGGGCCACCTCGCCGGCTTGATCGAACGATCCACTTAATGGCGTTATTCGGGTCTCGGCGACGATGAGATCCATGAGTTTAGCTGTGATCGGGTTGGTCACCGGGTCTTTGAAAAACTTTGGCGAGGCAATGAACCCAGCAATGGAGAAATCGAGGTTAGGTTTGACCGGCGGCTGGTTTAAGAGTTCCGGATCGACGCCCATGCACAGCGATCCAATCCAATGCTTGAATTGGGGTGCGCCTAAGATCCTGGGATCGCCAAATGTATAGATCCGGTCTTGCGGCAATGCGCGTCCATTGTAATCCGGATCACGGCCATTACCGTAGTATTCCTGCACCCATGCAATGTGGATGCAGTTCTTGGGGATCTCGTCGCTGCGCGCGTGGCCGACTTCGATGACAGCATCGGCATAGGATAAGAGTTCGGGTTTGTCTTTGCGGCCAAAGCCGATGACGATGCAAGGGTGACCAAGGCTGTCGAGGGCGTATGCCAAAGCGGTGTTGGCGCGTTCGTCAAACAACTTGTGACAGATGAAAGCGATCCGCATGGCGCGATACTAAAGTTTGTTTGCCGGCCTTTCGAATCGGGTTACGCTGATCATCTCGCGATGATTTTCACATCCTTCGGAGCGGCGGCCATGACGACAGTTGGCGGTCATTTGCTGGCTGAAGACTGGATACGGAAACTTAACGATCAATGGGACAGGCTTGTGGATACGACTGTGGCTGGGTTTGTTCAGCTTGGTCGCGATCTCAATGAATGCAAGGCAAGTTCAGCCCATGGTCAATGGCAAAAGACTTTAGCCGGGTTAAAGTTTGATGCCTCAGTCGCTCGCATCTTTATGCGTATTAGTAGGTGGGTTCAAAAGAGTTCAACCTTAAGGATAGAAGCTGAAAGCAATGCTTGCATTATGGCAATTTTGCCGCCTGATTATACGACAATCGATCAGATTGCGAGACTTAAAGAACCACAGTTAAAGCGACTAATCGAAAACGGCACGATATGTCCGTCAGTAAGGCGCAACAAGGTTGCCGAGATCATTCGCCTGGACAAGGTGAAGCAGGATCAGGAACGGATTCTCAAACTACAGCCACGACCGGGGAAATACCGTACCATTGTCTGCGATCCAGCATGGGACTTCGATGCTTTTTCCCGTGGTGCGGTTTCGAGGATGCCATATGCCAAGCAGTCGGTGGAGGAAATAGCCAAGCTCGATCTTAAGCGCTGGGCTGAAGACGAATGCCACCTCTATTGCTGGTGTCCCAACGCTTATGTGCTTCAGGCCGGCGCGCTTATCTCAGGTTGGGGCTTCGAATATAAAAACATCCTGACATGGGTGAAGCCGCCACCGTTCGGCTTAGGCAAGAATTTCCGCAACGCCACTGAGAAGTGCTTGTTCGCGACGATCGGCGAGCGCACTACGCGGGCCGATAATATTCCCGATTACTTCTGCGCGCCTCGAGGCGAACACAGCGAGAAGCCAGAAGAGTTTTACGAGATCGTCAGGGCGGCGAGCTATCCGCCATATGGCGAGTTGCATCAGCGCAAATTGAGGGAGGATTTTACCGATCTGTTTATGGCCGGCGATATTATCGAAGCGGCCGAATAATGGAATTATATCCGATCGTCCGCGTGACCGAAGAGGTACGGCGCAAGGCCGATAGGCAGGCTATGCGCTGTTACCATAACGGTACTACTAAATACGGCGGCAATGCGTGGGGGCTTAAGGCTGGGCCAAAAGAATCGTTAGCCATTGATATTCATGGTCTGCGCTGTGAGGGCGCGTTTCAAATCCTGCTGCCGCACGCGATTTGGTTTTTGACCGATCGGAAAGACTTGCCGGATTTTACCGGATTCATCGATGTCAAAGCGACCCGTGGTCGAGGGCGAAGATTAATCAATCCGCCGGATAAAATAATACCGCATTGGGCCTATCCGTTGTTCTGGTCGCTCGATCAATGGGACGACGACCCGATGGAATATCAATTTAGAGGTTGGGCGTGGGGTGTTGAATTAGCCAAGGCACCGCAAGAAGAATTTGTCGAGGGGCGCGGCAAGAGTTGCTGGTTAAGAGGGACTATTCCGCCGCTGCACTCGCTGCAAGAATTACGTTTGATCGAATCATGGAAACGTAATCGATGATGTATGCGATCGTCGTGAAGCCGGTCGGCGATCGAGGTCTGTTCCGATACTACGGCGGGGGAGGATTCCATGCGCCCGTGGATGGCCGATCGCGTCAGCCCCTATTCGACGCCTGTCGAAAGCTGAAACGCATGGGCGCCGATCCGAATCTCAAATGCGCCATGTATCACCATGGATCGAAGGATTGGGCGGTCCGGATCACGATCGGCAAGGGGGCTGGGTTAATGGTGGTCGACAGCACCTATGGTAAGCCGCGGTTTGTCAAATACTACCACCCAGATCGCACTGAGGGAGGCCAGTGGTGGCATTAATCGTATGCTGCGGTTGCGCCCGTCAACGTGAGATCAGCGAGGGGGTTCGCAAAAATCTGGTGTGTTCGAATTGCGGGGCGCAAAAGCCGCGGATTATTTATTTGCGCAAGAGTTGGCATAATTGGGAGAATATCGACGGCAAAAATAAAATAGAAGCGATGCGAGAGATTTATGCCGGTTTGATCTGGCTGCGTGATGCGCGGAAATATTCCGAGAAATATCCATTGGCAAAATTCAGAGCTATTTTTGGATGTTGGCCACCATATGACTTTGACAATATTCCGGCATTGCCGCCGACATCGGGATTATTGAATTGGTTGCATCGATCGAATGAGGTTTGGAAAAGACAAAAGCGCTCAGAAGAAAAAGCCGCAGAACCGGAAGTTGTGCTAAAGCTGCCAGAACCGGAACCGCCGATCCCATCTTGGATGACGGACGAAGATTGGCTGGTCAAGCTTTGAGGAGGGATTCATGAAATTGGTATTAGTAACGCCGTATGATGTGAAGTCTGGGAGTTTACGGCCGCAAGAGGCACGATCGGATATTGGGGTTGCGTTTGCTAGTGAGTTTACGACCGAACGTGCACCGATGCGTCCGCCGCAGAAAATTCATGCTACTCAATGTATTGTCAGCATGCACACAGATGCTGTTGCCGATGGCAGTATCTTTGTGAAGGAATCGGTGGCCGAACTGATCGCTGCCAGCTAGGAAAAAGGCCCCGGTATTGCCGGGGCCTTTGAGTTTAAAGCCGCATCTCGGATTGATTTGGCTCAGCATCGTCGTCGTAGACGCTGCCTTGATGATCCCGATCATTGTCCGGAACGATCACAGGCGTGATCCCTGCTTTGGCGAGCTTCTCCATCTCGTCGTCGTCCTGGGCCATGGTTTCGGTGATCAATTTCTCCAGCCGGGTTGGCTTGAAGATACGAAACACACCACCTTTCCATTCCTCCTCGAGGAGGTGAGTTTCTTCATTCACAACCGCATGCTTTTGAATTTTGGGATGGGCGAACCATACCCAGTGTTTCCCCAATTCAAAGCCCCGCGGGATGGTCTTGATGCGCCTGGAGATCCCCAACCGCGCGGCCTCATCGGTGAACTCGGCCGGCGTTTTATAGAATTGGGTGCCGATCCAGATCAAGCCGACTTGGTCACCCATGCCATCAGCGCGATAGCAGGGACACGTCCAGTTATCCTGCTTGCAAGCGCCTTTGATCCATGGCCGCGGATCAATCCACTGCCAGGATCTGGATTGCTTGATCCCGCCATTGCAGCACGGACACACGCTTAAGATGATCGGCATTTTGCAGCACGGCTGGCCACTGCCTTCGCCGCACAGATACAGGCCGTTTATTTTTCTATATCCGCAGGCCCTACGAGCTTCTACTGCCATCACCACCCTCCATTTGTCCGCGACCGACACGATGGTTCAATCGCTTCATAAGCTGCCAGGATGCCAATTGAGCTTCACGCAATGCCGGTGTGGCGTCCCAGCGTGATCGACACTGAGGCATTGTAAGTGCTGTTTTAGCTTGATCAGTCTTCAATCGGAGATACGGCAAAACTGATTGAAGTAGATTACGGGCTTGATTACCGGCAATGATCCATTCTGCCAGATGACGTTGGCCTGGACGTTTACGAATCCATAAATTGCCAATGCGATGGTCTTGGCGCAAGGCTGTGAGATGTTTGGTTTCACCGCCGATTTTGACAAATGTCTGAAAGCTAAGGCCGCGTTTACGATCGCCTTTGGTTATGCCTTTCTGGCGACGGATAATCATAATCGATCCGTCGCCATCGATAAGACCAGCAAGATAAGCGTGGGCTTCTGACATTTCAGAAGCCCCACTTGCCGGCGCAGATTGGGCCGATGCCGGCCTCGATCGAATTCGGATCGGTCAGCGTGGCGCCGCAGCAGCAGCAAATGCCGAATTCTTTCT